AGCCCGAAGGTGGCGGTGGCACTAGCCCAGAAATTGTACCCCCGTACATGAAAGAGAAGAACATCAACGCGCAGTGTGCGGTGGTGGTGACAGACGGGGTTATCTTCGGTGACTGGGGCGATTGGGACTGCCCAGTGCTGTGGGTAATCATCGACAACGAAGGTGCGTGCCCGCCACACGGCGAGATACTGCACGTAAGAAGTTCAGACTTACGAGGAACGTTTTAATGTTGAATACATTCAAAGAAGTGGAGTTTGACTACAACAGCACCAAGCCTGTGGTCAGTAAGTACCACACCAAGGAGCAGGACATACGTCCGTTGGGTAACCGCCGTAAGAAGTGGGAGCGTATCGTCAAAGTGAACGACAACTGCTATGCACTTCTTAACGGGTTCGACCGTTCCGATGCGCTACGCAAAATGTGGTACACGCGCAGCACGGAGCTGGATCTATCGCCAGAAGAAGTTAGGTGTTGGGCACCCATCGTATGGGAGCGGCATCCTGATCTCAAAGATAGGTTTGGCGATCCTACGGAGACGGTGACTGTGCGAGGTATAACACGAAGTCACGACCACGCACGGCTAAAGTTCATACGCTCGTACTTACCAAGGGCGATAGGTATGCCGGACAGTTCGACTGTGCGTATGGATGATGTTCATATGTATCTGCCTCGAACGAATGAAAGTGACGATGGCGATAAGAACTTCATGGTATTCGAGCGCAACACTAGCGCGTGGGGGCCGAGGTTCTACGTTACTAGCGAAGAGTTCGTACGCCCGAAGATACAGTCGCGTATCAACAAAGAACTTAAAGCTAAGATCAAACCACACATGGATGCGTTCTATGAGTGGGTCTGCGCTATGGCTCCGATACTGCCCAGTGCACCGAGTTGGGCATCGAGTGCGGACATAGATGACTACCACGAACGAGCAGCGAAGTACCGCGAGTACCGCATGAACCAGACTAAGAAGTTAGTAGATGCGGGGGTTATGACGGGGTTCTGGAACGCTAAGTTCGCGCCTGAACGGACTATCGAAGCAATCGTGACTGAAGATACAGAACTGCGGCTGGCATTGGCTGTCCTGTTTCTGGAGACATCCGAGCTACAGAAGTGCAAGACCAAAGAAGATTTTAAGTACGCACGTACACAATATAACCGCTGGATCAACAAAGTGTGTGGTCTGGTAACAACAACCGAAGTGAAAGGAAACTAAGATGGACTACAACAATTTTTACAACGGCGTTGGACGAGTCGTAATACAAGATGCGGCAATCAGCGACGACGCACTAGCTGCCGCAACAGATGCAGCTCAAGGAGTGCAGCGTGAGCTAGGAGCAGTACAACGAAACTCCAGAATCGTTGAGATGTTTACCAGCTATTGGCCTGAGTCAGATGCTACGCTGGTGCCTATGAATGGACATCAAGCACGGTTTTGGGTGTGTTTCCCTAACGAGACGTTACCTCGCGGTTGGATCGGGCACGGCTACCACTACACTTTTGCAGATACCACGGACGATAAGTACATGATCTTCAGCCTATCGTTGGAAGCGTACCGCTACAGGCACAGGCGGCACGAAGAGCGTAGACACATGGCGTTCAGCAATTCGTTTGATGGGATTATGAAACGAGCGAAGAAGGCATTCATACCTATAACAACTAAGTTGGTTTGCTGCGGGCACAGAAGCACACACCTAGATGCGGTAAGGTCTTTTATAGATACGAAAACCGATATGATGAAAGCCGCATATAAAAAGATGACTGGCCTGTCGGTAGGGTACGGAGACTTGCCGAAGTCTAGTGAATGGCCCTTCTTCCAAGAACTTCAGTCGTTGGACAGCATCGGGCACAAGTGGGCAAACTCCGTATTCGGTGCGGCTGTGCCTGAGCTACTGTCCTCTGTTACGGACTTAGAATACGCTAACCAGAACCGGCACGAACCGATGGTCTATGTCTGGCCTAACGAGAATGCCATAAAGGTATTACCCGTTGGGGATGTGGATCACGGGCAGTTCCAAGGTGTAGTTAGTAACGCCACTGAATTCTCGTACGCCAGTACAGAAGATCTGCCGGATGGATACAAGAACAAACTAGCCATGCTGCAAATCGTGCCTGACGGTACCTTCTTACCGAACGTGGGTACACGCTGCGGGTATGGCTACTTCTTGTTTCAAGGGAGTGAGGCATGAAGAGTAGAATAAATGGCGAGAACTGGAGCGGCTTATTCGATAGGAGTAAGCTCTTAGAGAATGACACTATATACCGCGTTTTGGTATGCCCTGAAACTAATACGTACAATGTGGTATGTATTGGTACAGAATGTGTTGACAGTTCATTAAAAGAGTCCTATTCTTCTTTAGATGACATGCCTGATTGGTTTAGTAGGAAGCTGGCTATGCTCTGTACGATGGAGCCAGCCGGTAGCGGTAATAGACCGATCATGCCAAAGCTGACTAACGAAGGGTTTCCTATAATCACTAAGCCGTGGAACCTAAAGGAACCGCAAGTGAAAGGCGTAGGTACTAGAGAAAGCGTTAAGTGTTTTTGGGTAGTACCAGACTAGACTACTAGGTGGGTATAAACGTCGGGCGAGTGGTAGCGTCAGACGGTTTCCACTGCGAACTACTCCGCAGTTAAAGATAAGGTGAGATGAAGTGCTGTCCCACACCCTTTTTTTGATTAGGGGGTCATAGCGGCCAATCTCACCAACTACCACACTCTTAGATTCTTGTACGGTCGTACAAGAATTGATACCAGCTCCCACAAAGGAGGGACACAGTGGCGAAAATAACAGTGGAGATGGAAGTGGAGAATGATTCTATTGAAGGCGCGATAACGAGTCTGAAAGCATTGGAAGCAGCGCAGCAGCGAATAGACGATCTTTGCGAAGACATGTCGTTCTTATCCAAGGCCGTATCAACAAACAATTCAGAAGTTAAGAAACTTCGTGCGAGCGTACAAGAATTACTGGAGCAGGTTGCTGATGGCTCAGACACCTGAAGGTAAGGTAAAAACAGTAGTGCGAAACAAGCTCCGACAAATCGGAGCGTATTACTTCATGCCTGCTACTGGCGGGTATGGCAAGAGCGGCGTGCCTGACATCGTTGGGTGCTACGAAGGGAGGTTCTTTGGCATCGAATGCAAAGCCGGTAAAGGGAAAGTAACGGCGTTACAGCAAAAGAACTTAGATGAAATAGACGCCAGCAAAGGGATCGCGCTGGTAGTAAACGAGTCAAACATGCACGACGTGTCTGACTTACTTATGGAGAACTGAAATGGCAAAACGGAAGTACAACCGCAAAGCGGTAAAGGGGGCGATGGTGACTGAGTATCTGGACAAGAACGGAGATACTAGACCCGAAGTCCTAGCTGCTGAAGTCGGCGTAAGCGAGAGCTACGCTGGTAAGTGGCTACGCAAATGGAAGATGAATAGACCAACCAAACCCGTTGTGAGGTCTAAGAACTTCATTCCAGACAACCTCAAGCATACGCAACAAGGCATTAGCACCGAGCCTTCCGTGTCTGACGGTAGCACTGCATCTTATTACGAGTTACCTGAAGGTGCAGCAGAACTGCAAGATCTTATCTCTTATAAGAACATGAACGCGCAGATCGGTGAGATATTCCGCGCTGCGTACCGTTATGGGCAGTCATCTCACAGCGACCAGCTACGCGATGCCAAGAAGATTCGCTTCTATATTGACGCTGAGATCAAGCGGTTGGGGGGTTGAGATGAAGAAGTTTATCGTAACCTTCGAGGAAACCGTACAGCGTCAGGTGGTCGTGGAGGCCAAGAACGACGAGGAAGCACGGTTTGCCATCATAGATGACCGTGGCACTTGGGGTAATTGGGTACGTAAACCCACCACTACTGACGTGATTGTCACTCGTGTTGTAGAAAAGGAACCAAGCTAGTGCAGCTCATAACCTTGGATTTCGAGACGTACTACAGTAAAGAGTTCTCTTTAACTAAGATGACCACTGAGTCCTACGTTCGTGACCCTCGTTTTGAGGTCATCGGTGTAGGTGTGAAGGTCAACAACGGCCCAACCGAATGGGCATCGGGGACACATGAAGAACTTCAGGACTATCTGGACGGGTTTGACTGGGCTGACAGTATGGTGCTGGCTCACAACACTATGTTCGATGGCGCTATATTATCTTGGCTATTTGATGTTCGCCCTCGGATTTGGGCTGATACTCTTTGTATCGCCCGTGCTGTACATGGGGTGGAAGCTGGTGGAAGCCTCAAGGCGCTGGCAGAACGATACGACATCGGGGAGAAAGGTACTGAGGTTCTAGATGCACTGGGTAAACGCCGTGTAGACTTTTCTGATGCTGAGTTGGATCGGTACGGCGACTACTGCATCAACGATGTGGAACTTACCTATAAGTTGTTTGGGATAATGACCAAGAACTTCCCCCGCCACGAACTGAAAGTCATAGACACCACGCTACGTATGTTCATACACCCCGTGCTAGATCTGGACGTAGGACTGTTAGAACAGCACCTTGAAGACATAAAGGATCGTAAGGACGAACTTCTTATAAAGGCGGGTGTTACCGACAAGAAAGAGCTGATGAGCAACGACAAGTTTGCTCAGTTGCTGATGCTGGAAGGGATCATACCACCAACCAAAATAAGCCTTACCACGGGGAAAGAAACCTATGCGTTTGCTAAGACAGACGAAGCATTCAAAGCACTAGCGGAACACGAAAACACCAACGTACAGGCACTAGTCGCTGCTAGGCTAGGCAACAAAAGCACGTTGGAAGAAACTCGCACGCAGCGGTTCATCGACATATCAAAGCGTGGGCTGCTACCTGTACCCGTACGTTACTACGCTGCACACACCGGTAGATGGGGCGGTGCTGACAAGATCAACATGCAGAACCTACCTAGCCGTGGGCCTGACGGTAAGGTCTTAAAGAAAAGCATTACCGCACCGAAGGGCTACACACTCATCGACTGCGATTCCAGTCAGATAGAGGCGCGGGTATTAGCGTGGTGGGCTGGGCAGAAAGACTTGGTTACATCGTTCGCCAACGGTGAAGACGTGTACGTCAAAATGGCAGCGCGAATCTATGGGGTGCCCGAGGAAGAGGTCACTAAAGACCAACGGTTCGTAGGCAAGACTACGATTCTAGGTTGTGGGTATGGCATGGGTGCCCAGCGGTTCATGGATCAGCTAAAGAACTTCGGTGTATCTGTGACCTTAGAAGAGTCCCGACGCATCATTAAGATCTACCGTGACGCAAACCACGCGATAACTAAGCTGTGGTGGGACGCTGGTAAGTCCATTGAACAGCTATCTAAGAATACAGCCCTAAGAATAGGGGATGTAGCTGTAGCGGAACCCATTGGGCCACTACAAGCACTTCGTTTACCGTCGGGAATACTCATGCGGTACAACGAATTGGAAGGTGAGAAGAACGAAGAAGGTAGGGTGGAATACACCTACAAGACTCGTCGTAGTAGAACCCGTATCTACGGGGGAAAGATGGTAGAGAACGTCTGCCAAGCAGTAGCACGGTGCATCATCGCAGAACAAATGGTGAAGATCGCCAAGCAGTATAACGTCGTGATGACTGTGCATGACTCCATTGTGTGTTGCGTTAGGGACGAAGAAGTTAGTGAAGCCCAAACACACATAGAGGCGTGTATGCGCTGGCTACCCGAATGGGCAGAAGGACTGCCCTTAGACTGCGAAAGCGGTACAGCAAAAACTTATGGAGACTGTGAATAATGGATAGGGAAGTAAAAAATATAAATGAAGACGGTTACGATTGGACGGAGCAATTTGCTCCTCGCCCAGCAAAAGCAACCAGCAGGTCGGCTCATCTGTACGACATCCTGTCGAGTCTGGGTGGTAGCGCCACGTTAGCAGGAATATGGAAGATAGTTCCTGCCTCGGACTTACAGCCTAAGCCCAAAAATAAACAGCAACTACGCTACTGGCTCAGTCAGAGTGGTACTAGTAAAGGGTACATCGTAAAAACAAAAAAGGATCAGTACCGACTAGCAACGTCCGAAGAACACAGAACGATCACTGAAAAGAACAGAGAATCGGCTCGTAGATTTGCAGCGAAGAAAAAACGGCAGGCAGCTAGGGCTGCGGCTAAAGCCATGCCTGTCGTGCAGAAAGAGATTACTTTGGAGCCTCCAGTGCAGGACGATCCTCTTAGGGAGAAAGCTAAAGAGTCCGTACTAAGACAACGGGCGTGGGCAGAAGCTAAAAAAGAGGCCAAGGAAGAGCTGGCAGTGGAACGCAAGGATGTAAGCTCCCCTAGCTCAGTCCCGCTGCCTACACCCAATACGCCTTTTGTGAACCAGTATTTGGGGTCACTTATCGGCACCTCGGTTGCTATAGTATTGTTCTACTTGGTAACAAAGTTGTTGGGATAGTATGGGTACACCAGCGTGGTCGTTCAGTCGTATAAAGGCGTTTCAACAATGCCCTAAGCAGTTTTACCATGAGAAGGTGCTCAAGCAGTACCCGTTCAAGGAGTCTGAGGCCACGCTTTACGGTACGGCTTTCCATGAAGCGGCGGAAGAATACATCCGCGACGGTGGTGAGCTAGACCCACGGTTCGACTACGCTAAAGACATGTTGGATGTGCTGGACGCCAAGAAAGGTGAAAAGCTGTGTGAGATCCAGATGGGGTTGACTAGAAACCTAAAGCCATGTGGATTCTATGATAAAGATGTTTGGTTTCGCGGTATCGCTGACTTAATCATCTTAGACAGAGAAGGCAAGGTAGCGTGGGTAATTGACTACAAGACCGGTAAGTCGGCAAGGTATGCGGATAAAGGGCAGCTAGAGCTTATGGCGTTGGCGACCTTCAAGCACTACCCTGAAGTAGAAACTGTACGAGCTGGCCTAGTATTCGTTGTTAGTAACGACTTAATAAAAGACCGGTACACGTTGGAAGACGAAGAACGGTTGTGGAAGAAATGGCTTAGTAACCATAGGGATATGGAAGCAGCCTTTGAGAAAGACGTGTGGAACCCAAAACCCAGTGGGCTGTGCAAAGCATGGTGCCCTGTGTTGGAATGCCCACATAACGGGAAGAACTGATGCCGTATAAGAACAAAGCAGACCGTAAGAAGCAGAAAAACCCACCAGTAGGTAGCCCTGCACACGAAGCCCGAATGGAAAGACAACGTGCTAGGCGTGCTATGGACAAGGTGGGGCGCGATGCCAACAAGAATGGCAAAGCTGACAAGCGTGAAGGCAAAGATGTCAGCCACAACAAGATGTTGAGTAAGGGTGGCAGCAATAAAGACGGCGTACGTATAGAGAGCAAGAGCGCTAATCGCAGCCGTAATGGGCAGAAGCCCAAGAAAGCGGGGCATAGACCTCGACGTAGGCAGTGAGTAAGAACGACGTAAAGACAGGCATACTGGTCGGTATCGGTATTATCGTGACGATCAATCTACTGTCTTTAATCCTTACTTTGGTAATAACAGTTTAGACCAAGGCGGACTTCCTGCCTGTTGGCACCGTTCCCGTCCGGTGTGGTCGCATGGCGGGCTTTTTAACCGCGTGTAGTGGACACCCACTTCGCGCTTTTTTGCATGGGAGAACTGATGCAAGTGATAGATAACAAGGCGCTACTACTGCGCCTACGTGACCCGCAACGTATTACAACGATTATACCGAAGAGCAAAGAGCTATCGGATAACAGAGTGGTAGTTAACTGGGGTGTCGAAGAAACCCGTGTGCTAAAGAACTTAGGTATAGATGCACCCTCACCTATCAGCACACAATACGAATGGACGGGCAAGTTCTCACCAATGAGGCACCAGAAGACTACTTCTGAGTTCTTTACCATAAACAAGCGGGGGTTCTGCTTCAACGAGCAGGGTACAGGCAAGACTGCTAGTGCTATCTGGGCAGCGGATTACTTAATGAACAAGGGGTATGTGAGCCGTGCTCTAGTTGTATGCCCCCTATCTATCATGCACTCTGCGTGGGCAGACGATCTGTTTACCTTCGCTATGCACCGTACGGTAGATGTGGCCTATGGGCCACCCAAGAAACGAAAGCAAATCATAGAGAACGGCTCTGATTTCGTCATTATTAACTACGACGGTGTAGAGATAGTGGCAGACGCTATCGCAGATGGCGGGTTTGATCTGATTATCGTAGACGAAGCTACACACTATAAGAACCCGCAGACAAAACGCTGGAAGACCCTGAACAAACTACTGAACCCTGAGACGTGGTTGTGGATGATGACAGGCACACCAGCAGCACAAAGCCCATTGGATGCGTACGGTCTGGCTAAACTTGTTAACCCGTCAGCCGTACCTAGATTCTTTAGTTCGTTCCGCGATCAGGTCATGGTCAAGGTGACTAACTTCAAGTGGGTGCCCAAGGACACAGCGACAGACACCGTGTTCAACGCATTGCAGCCAGCGATACGGTTTACCAAAGACGAATGCCTTGATCTACCTGACATGATCTATGTCAAACGTGAAGTAGAACTGACCCGCCAGCAGATCAAATACTACAAAGAACTTAAAAGTAAGATGGTTATGCAAGCGTCCGGCGAGCAAATAACCGCAGTCAACGCAGCCGTAGGTATGAATAAGCTACTGCAAATATCTGCCGGTGCTGTCTACACAGATGACGGTGAGTCCCTAGAGTTCGACATAAAGCACCGATATAAGGTACTGCGCGAAGTCATAGACGAATCTAGCAAGAAGGTACTTGTATTTGTGCCATTCAAGCACGTCATAGATATTCTGGCGGACAAGCTCACCGCCGATGGCATACCCACTAGCATAATTCGTGGTGATGTTTCGGGCGCAAAACGTACCGAAATCTTCAAACAGTTCCAACAGACCGATACTCCACAGGTGCTAGTCATTCAGCCACAAGCAGCAGCACACGGCGTAACACTCACCGCTGCGAACACCGTAGTGTGGTGGGGGCCAACCAGCTCTTTGGAAACATACGCACAGGCTAACGCACGGGTGCACAGACAGGGGCAAGACCACAAGTGTACGGTGGTACAGCTACAAGGCTCGTTTGTAGAGAAGAGAGTGTATGCGCTACTAGATAGTAGAATAGACGTACACACAAAAATGATTGATTTATACAACGAGATACTTGATTAACGTAGCGTTTGGCATTACATTACATATCTAGGTACATGGAGAACCAATATGGCAGAAGATGATAAAGGACTTAACGCTAAACTCATACGGGCGTACATGAAGCTCCGCGAGAAGCGTTCAGAACTGAAGTCTGAATTTGAAGCCCAAGATAAAGTGTTTGAAGAGAACATGAACCTCCTGAAAGAGCGGATGTTGGAATACTTCAAGCAGCCAGAAAACGAGGGTGCCACTAACTTCAGCAGCGAGGAAGGTATGTTTATACGTACCACCAAGACGAAATACTGGACTGATGACTGGGAAAGTTTTCATAAATTCGTTGTGGAAGAGAACGCACCGGAACTTCTGGAGAAGCGGGTAGCGCAGGGCAACATGAAGCAATACTTGGAAGATAATCCTGACAAGCTGCCGATGGGCCTTAACACCACTACCGAATACACCATAACCGTGAGGAAAAAATAGTGTCAGAAGAGGCATACGTTGAAATAGAGCAGGTTGCGGAACACTTCAAAGTGTCTGTATCTACCATTAGAACGTGGATTAGGAACGGGCAGATACCCAGAGACGGTTGTTTTATCAAGATTGGTAAGACATATCGGTTCAAACTGTCTGAAGTGGATAAATCTGTAGCCCGATTAAATTCTGAAACAGCATTAGGAATTTCTGCAACAGACTTGGATAGGCAATCTGAGATAGGTTTTGACGAATCTGTGGGCGAAGTTGTTGCTGATTTAGACGAGGATCTGTAGTGTCGGACGGCACCTTTAGGCGCGTAAGTATCAGAGACGGGAAGTTCCGCACTGCCGTAGGTGGTAAAGAGACGCTTATCGACTCTGACACCATAGACGTAGTCATACTCAATGCTGCACCCAGAGGCCGCATGTTTTATGGCGATGCCTATGATGCGGGTAAGAAGTCAGCCCCTATATGCTGGTCATCGACCACTAAGATGCCTGACCCAGATGTGCCTGCCGATACTAAGCAAGCCACACGCTGCATGGATTGCCCACAGAACATAAAAGGTTCAGGGGATGGCAACTCCCGTGCGTGTAAATACTCACAGCGTTTAGCTGTCACTTTGGAGGATAACCCAGAAGAAATATACCAATTGCAGTTACCAGCAAATGCTTTGTTTGGTGACGCACAACGGGGTTGGATGTCTATGCAGAACTATGCAAAGCACTTACATAAGCACGATACCTCGGTGATAACCATTATTACTCGGATATGTTTCGAGAATGACGGTTATATACCAAAACTTCGGTTTCGCCCTGTACGGGTGTTGAAACCTGAAGAGCTAGAAGTCGCTGTGGAAATGAGCAGCCACCCAGATACCGAACGTGCTTTGACTATGGTCAAGCCTGATGAGGGCAACGCACCAACGTCAATGTTCGAGCCGGTAGACGGGTTTGTTTATGACGCAGCTAACAACAATTAGGAGAACTAACGATGCACATTATTAAAAATGTGACCGCGCACTACCCACACTTGGATCAGCCATACAAGTGGAGTGACGCGCAAAATAGGACGATGCCCTGCTCATACAAAGAAAATGGGGCAGCGTACGATCTACAGTGGATCATGTCTGGTGGCGAAGCCAAGCAGCTCATGGCGGCTATGGAAGTGGCTTATGAAGAGAAGAAACAGGATGGTTGGCCTGCCAGTATAGAGATACCGTTCAAGAAGCAGGAAGACAAGACTTGGCTACATAAGGCTACGTTGGAAGCAGCTTATCAGGGTGAAGAAACTAAGCCGCCCAAGCAGTTCGATTCAAAGAACAACGAATTACCTAAAGATTTTAGACTAACTACGGGTAGCACCATCAACGTACAAGTGAGTATGCACCCTTGGTCTAGGGATGGTAGCTCCGGCGTTAAATTACGTGTCCGTCAGGTGCAAGTTCTACAGTACAAGCCAGAGCCTGTACGTGCAGCGTTCGATGTAGTCGAAGACGGCTTCACTATGGAAGATGTTGGCGGCAGTGCGTTTACAGCAGTGTCTGATGATTCTTTCGGAGAAGAACCCGCTGTTGCAGAAACCCCCGTTGCAGAAGCACCCAAGAAAAGTGCTAAGGCCGATGCCTTTGGGGATGACGACGAAGAAGTTGTAGCGGAACCCAAGAAGAAGGTGGTCAAGAAGTCTGCCCCCGCCAAAGCTGAGAAGGACGAAAAGTTAGCCTCTGTCCTAGACGAATGGTTCGACGACTAAACGCTAACTAATTTCCGTGGCTAGGATTTCCGAAAAGGGCGTGCCGATGCCCCTGCCACGGTGTCTCTCGGTTTTGAGTAAGCATTATGGACACAAAAGCATTCTTGCAGAAGGCGTTACGTGGAGAGGGCCGATACTGCATATTCGCTGCAAACAGTGGAGATAAGAACGATAGGGTTCAGAATTTCTATGAATCCTTAGATGAGCTACAACAAGCAGCCTATGAACTAGACGCAAAGGGGTACGATGTGTATTTCGCGTTAGGTGTTCTGGGCGAAAATGACACCCGAAAAGTAGACAACGTCAAACAACTTAGCTCGTTCTTTTTAGATCTCGACTGTGGGCCTAGCAAAGACTTCCCCACGCAGTCGGATGCCCTTGATGAATTGAAGGCATTCTGTAAAACAACAAAACTACCAAAGCCGTACCTAGTCGATTCAGGTCGCGGTGTACACGCCTATTGGTTTCTCACTGAGCCTGTAGGCAAAGAAGATTGGATTCCTGCGGCTGAACGGCTGAAGAGTCTCTGTACTGAACATGGATTCGCAGCAGACCCTGCCGTCACCGCTGATGCTGCTAGGGTGTTACGCCCTATTGGTACGCACAACCACAAGACTAACCCGCCAACAAGAGTTGCTGGATTGATACCAGCTCCCCCCACTCTCGTAGATTTTGATGAGTTCTACGAGCTGCTTGGTGGCAAAGACCTTGTGTTTCCGCCTAAGAAGTACATGCCAGCAGCACCGAACGCAATGATGCAGTCGCTGATGGGTAACACGGAATCTTCCTTCAGGCAGATACTAGAAAAGACATACAACGGAAACGGATGTGAGCAGCTACGGCTGATATACGCAGAACAAGAAGAGTGCACAGAACCTATGTGGAGGGCTGGGTTGTCTATCGCTAAGTTCTGCTCCGATAGTGACAAGGCCATACACAAGTTATCTGAAAGGCACCCTAACTACTCAATCGCAGAAACCGTTGAGAAGGTTAACCTCATCAAAGGGCCGTACTTATGTAACAAGTTTGACGAGTTTAACCCTAAGATATGTAAGAAATGTAAGCACTGGAAGAAGATCAAGTCACCAATCACCCTTGGCAATGTGGTCATTGAAGCTACGGAAGAAGACAACATCGTAGAAGCACCGTCAGCCACGTTAGCCAGCGCCGATGTGCAGACATACACAATACCGACATACCCCAGACCATACTTCAGGGGCGCTAATGGCGGCGTATATATGCGCTCGGCAGGTGCAGATGGGGACATAGATGAGAAGGTCATATACCACAACGACATCTACGTAGTGAAGCGGGTGCGTGATGTAGAGATAGGTGAAGCTGTCGTTATGCGCCTGCACCTACCTAAAGATGGCGTTAGCGAGTTCACTATACCGCTTACCGCTGTTACATCACGGGAAGAGTTCCGTAAGAGTATGTCTATGCGGGGCGTGGCAATACGGCAGATGGACGAGATTATGCAATACACAACGACTTGGGTTAACGAGTTACAGGCAAGGGAGACCGCAGATGAGGCCCACCGGCAATTTGGTTGGGCTGGCGACAATATGGAAGCATTCATATTAGGCAACCAGAAGATATACAAAGACCGTGTGGAGTTTAACCCACCTGCCTCTACCACTATGGCGATGTTCCCCGCGTTTGAACCCAAAGGTTCCTTAGATGATTGGAAGGCAATGGCTGAGTTCTTAAACAAAGAAGGACAAGAGCCATACCAATATGTGATGGGCGCGTCTTTTGGATCTGCGCTGATGGAGCTTATGCCCGTAGCGTGCTCTGCATTGCACATACACAGCAAGGACTCAGGATTAGGCAAGACCACTGCATTAGAGGCAGCGCTTACCGTATGGGGCGACCCTAAAGAACTGCTTCTGTACAAAGAAGATACGTACAACACCAAAATGAACAGGGGTGAGGTCTACCATAGCCTGCCGCTGTTCTTGGATGAACTTACCAACTTAGCCCCTAAAGAACTTAGTGACCTTGCATATCAGTATGTGAGTGGGCGTCAGCGTAGAAGACTTACCAGCAGTGCCAACCAAGAACGTGCCAACGGATCTCCGTGGAGCTTTACGTCCATATCTACCGGTAACGTCAGCCTGATTGAGAAGATAGCCCTGTATAAAGACGCACCGAAGGCTGAAGCCCAACGTATTCTTGAGTTCAAGGTAGACCGACTGTTCAAAGATGCCGCTAGCAAGCTGCTAACTGACGAGTGGACACGGGAAGTGCACGACAATTATGGGCACGCCGGTGCAATTTTCGTCAAGTATGTGATGGCGAATATGGATACAGTCACAGACCTACTGCGGTCGGTACAACAGCGTATTGATAGAGAGGCTGGGCTTACATCTGAGAACCGATTCTGGTCGGCAGGTGCCGCGTGCGCCATAACATCTTTAATACTATGTGGACGTATTGGTTTGCTGCCGTACGACCCTAAGCAGGTGCTTCGGTGGATCGTCCGTGTGTTGAGGCTGAACAAGAACACAGTGCATGACATGCACGAATCAGTAGAGCAGACGCTTAACGACTACGTGCATGAGAACTGGAACAACATACTGTGGATACGTAGCACAGAAGACCGCCGTGGCAAGGCCGATACAGGGTTAGATGAGCTGGTTATACCCGATGCTACACCCAGAAGTGGGCTAGTCGCACGGTACGAGACGGATCTCAAGAAGCTATACCTTGTGCCTAAGTCCTTGAAGGCATGGTGCGGTAAGCAGCAGATAAACTATGCGTCATTCTTGGAAGACCTGAAGACCAAGATGGGTGCAAAACGGGTACAGAAACGACTCAGTAAAGGCACCCACATGAAGCTATCGCAGCAGAGTGTGTTGGAACTAGAGTTTGATGTAGATGACAGCAACGAAGATACAGAGGTAGAGAGTACGGATGAGTAAGACATTTTTGGCAGCGATACGAGCGCAGGAAGTAGCCAAAGCACTAGGCAATAACCGCCCTAGAGCCTTATCGGATGACAATGTTAGGCGACCATCAAGCCCACTGTCAGACGCACAGCGGTTAAAGATTCTTACGTTGAACAAGGAGAAAATTAAAGGCACTGTTATAGCCAAGAACATGGGTATAAACCCCTCTACCGTACACAACACCATACGCAGGTACGACATAAAGAAGGGCAAAGTAGTCAAGCTATACCAAGGTATTTATGGCTAAAGGCACGGTCAGCAGGGGTGTGGTCAAGGAGTACGACCTCAACCCCGACGGTGTAAGGGTGGTAGTGCGCTGGGATGATATGGTAATCGGCGCTTCTATTTTTGTCCCGTGTATCAATACAGACGGAGCTACCAAAGAACTTAGGCGTATATCTAAGGATAAGGGGTGGGAGTCGCACGTTTTGGTGCGTGTTGAAGACGGTAAATTAGGCGTGCGTATGTGGAGAACGCTATGATAAAATTTACTCGGTTCTCCATAGCCACCCCACTCTTCTAGCTACTTACCCCTTGCTAGTTAGGAGAGTGGGTTCTTTAGTCGTTCATATACCACGGCTGATATTCCAGCTCATTCTGCATATCTTGTGCGTACAAACGCATGGTAGGTGTAAGTGTCACCCCGTTGTGCATGGTTAAAGAAGTTCTAGCGTGCTGTTTCATTGATCGTTTGATCGTATCAGGGGTTATAGCCGCCGCTTTACCTTTACCAGCATGTTTTCTGTTGTGTTCTAGTATCTCGTCTACTATTTCAGAAACGTCGTCACCTTCGCGCAACGCTATGTAGTATTGTTTCAGCAGCCTGCTCTTCTGCCTAGATACAGCCTTTTGGATCTTCTTGGTATCTTGGTTACGTTCTTGCGCGTTGGTGTAGCTTGCAGGGGCAAAACCGAAGAACTTAGTCGCTATCTCACCAGTATTGAAGTCGTCTGTGATCGGGTCGCCACGACGTGTCTGAGCACCTTCAGTAGCAAACCGCTCCGCTTGGAGCATATTTCGGAACGCTGACGGCAGCATGGATTCTACCCCACGTCTCGTCTCGCCGTTAGTTACGTCGTTTATGCCACGACCAATGCTAGATGCGTAGCCTAGAGCGGGGCCACCAATAAAGTCTATGAACTCTTCTTTAGCGGACTTATTAAAGTCATACCGGTTGTTACCGAGGATCAGGTTAGACAGACCGATACGTGCTGCAATATCAACTTCAGCCCCTGCGAAGTTAGTGAGGTACTGCACACCACCACGGTACAGTGGGTCGCCTAAGTACCTACGAGATAGCAGATCAGCGTCTTCCTCGTCATCTTCCAAGAATAAGTCTGCAAGACCTTGGAATATACCCACCAGTGGTATGCCCTGTACGCCAGCTATGGCTGCTATGGTGCCGTTACTTGCTATGAACTGCTTCATAGCGATGCGGCCTTGTTCTTCTGATAGCCCGTATTCTCGCGCTTGTTTTAACGCAGAAGCCATCATCTTGAACTGGTTGTAGTACATGGTGAAGCCGTAGGTCTTGAACATCATAGCCAGACGGCCCACAGGCGTACCCTGTGCGAATCTAGGTGCTGTATTAAGTGCCGAGCCACCGTTCAACTGCGACGTATCCTGCATAGCAATTTGTGTGGCTAGCTCCCTCTTCTCGGCATCGGATAGCTTGTCTTCGCCTTTCCCTTTATCTGGGTTTGTCTCTAGCCGCGACATCTCAGTTAGATAGGAGGCAACTACCGTCATCTGCCTATTGCCTCGCTCCACTGTGTGGAAAGGCAACGCGCTCCACTTAGTAAGGTTTTCATAAAACCTACGAGGCAGGCTACCTTGCGGCGTGCTTGCCATATCTGCGCCCATCTGGTCAGCCCATAGAGAGCGAGTCAAGAAGCCCCGGTTCTCTGCTTCCTGTACTACGGGCATAAGTTCTTCTAGGAACTGCCTTTTTGTTTTGTTTTGGTAGTAGTTTGGTGTGTCCAGATCCGGCAGGTCATCTCGTAACTGCAACTCCCCGTCTTTGTTAAGCAGGTAGTAGTTATCAATGGATGGCGTGTACGAATTTATAAGGTTCTTATCGCTAGTGACCACATCGCTGCCACCGTAGGGCATGACTTTATGTTCTATAGCACTACCGGTGAACATCCTACGTGCAGCGTTCATAGACCTAGCGGCTGTCTTGAAGTCTGTTTTACCTTGTAGGTGTGGCATTACCACAGCAGGTAACTGAAATCCGTTTGCTATGGTAGACGCAGCGTTAAAGCCCATCGTGCCGAAGAATGCTATACGGTTAAGTTCTTTAGCAGCGTTGTTGAAGAAATCATCCGGCGGGTTGATCGTAAGTTCTTTACGGGCCTCTAATTCAGACTTTATTGCGTCTTTGAAGTTGCCCGATACTTGGCTGAGGGGCGCTTTATCTAAGTCAACATATACTTGCTCTAAGCTACCACGTATGTTTTCCGCAGACCTCATGTTTGCCGCACGTCTAGCCATACCATAGCCCTTTGTTTTTAGGGCATATAGCGCGTCATCTTTAGCACCAAACTTGTTTTCACGTTGTTTGAACGCTTTTAAGAAAGAGGATTCTGGCAGTGCGGATACGAATTCTTGTACGATGCTGTTGATGGTATCTGACTCCACACCAGCTTGACTCAACGTGTTTACCATCTGGGTGGCAAAAGCAGTGGGGGGCGCACCACCTTCAAACTTCATGTTCTTGTTGCCGTTGAATGGCTCTATACCAGATACAGTAAACGTAGCGCCTTCCACCTCTATGGGATCGGCTTCTCCGTTTGCTATAGCCAGCAAGGATGCTTGCGCTCTGTCTCTAGCTCTAGGGCTGGTGTACGCCTCTATTACTTCTTCTGGCTGCCCCTTTGTGCCGTCTGGATTAGTTGGCACAACAAACCATTTAAGCCAGTAGTCACCTTCCCGCGCCAAGGGGAAGTACGGATCTACCATGTTCTTATCTAAAAGCCGCCTAACTATCGTATCTTTCAGTTTTGTAGCTTCTGTTTTATCTGCAACAACGCTGTCTATACGAGCTTCTAAGCTCTTCTTCAGATCTTCTAGTATATCTTTGTACGTATCTCGTAACTGCACGTAAGCAGCCTGACCATCGGGGCCAAGTTTTTGGTACTCAGCGTTTAGCCTCTTCCACGCGGCTTTCTTTTTGCCCGTGTAATCTGACTCAGGTTTAGACGGATCTACACGATCCATAGTGGAATCAGTGGTTAGTCGATTAAATACGGTCAGTATGTCTCTGTCTGGAAACTGTTTTCTAGCCGCTTGTAGCTTACGTTCTATATCCGCAGTGGTGGAGTTTAGCCTCTTGTTTACTGTATCTACTGCACCGTTTGATGCCTCAATCGCCCGCGTAAAGTTCTTTATCGACGGTATGTTTATGACATCCGCTACGTCGTTGAATGCGCTGTTATTAAGGAACCCAAGACCTATACCCTGCACACCTCGCGTGCCTTGGTCTCGCAGCGTGCTGATAAAATCTACGGCCTCTACGAAGTCTTGTTTTGGTACCTTACTGCCAGCACGAGAAGCAGCTCTTGCGGAAGCATCAATTGACTTAGCTGCCTTACCTTCTTTGGATGCCATCAGTAGCTGACCGGCATTACGAGACTCAGGTGCAGGTGCAATGATCGTTTCGATCAGCTCGTCTATGGCGTTCAGGCTGTCTTCTTTGCCCTTCTTAGGTGGCACGCCCAGAATCTTTCTGACTATCTTGTTGATGATGTCAGACACTTTACGTAACACCGACGGTGCCTTGGGGGTAGACAGCAGAGCAAGTTCAGAGCGGAACTCAGGGTTGCTCATGTATTCAGAAGCAAACTCCTGTATGTCCTGTGACCCGTAATGCGACTTCAGCTTGTCTTTCACGTCATCAAAGACTTTCTGTAGCTGAATAGTTAGTGGGTTCTTGGCATCTGCCAGTGTTGCAGAGACCCCAGCGTGACCCATCTCATGCACTAATGTATGCACGTTCAGACCGTCTACCGCATCTAAGCTAATCGCGTTGGTCTTGGGGTCAAACAAGCCATAGGCGAAGTCACCACCCTCGTTCTGTAGGTCTTCTACCAGCGATACCTTGGTGGTACCCACGTTCTCGGCTAACTTCTTAGCAAACCGCTTGACCGCAGGGTTAGGCGCATCTGCTGCGATAGCTTCCAGTGCACCCTTCAAATCGCCGTTGCGTAGTGCCGCAGTAGCTGTATCAGGCATAGGCAGGGTGGTAGACAGGGCAGCGTTCTTGGGCAGCACCATCTTCAAATAGGTTTCGGCTTCGCGTGCTTTTTCTTCGTCAGCTTTTCTTGCTGCTAACTCCTGTTGGGCGGCTACATCACCCTCCCGCGCACGTTTCCTAATGTCGGGTAGTAGTGTTGCAGCTTTCTCTTCTGCTTTCGCACCTTTGGCTGTACCTAATACTTCTTTGCGAGGGCTTGGTGTTGCTATAGACGCCCTGAACTTTTTAAGTCTAGCTGTCTCTTCTTTCGTTAGCGGCTTACTCGCTGCTTTTTTACGCTGTGCACGCTCAAGCAGTTCCCTATCCTTTGCGGCCTCTCTCCTTCGCTGCCCTACACCTAACTCAAACTCTGCTGTTTGCGCTTCTTGTGCAGTCTCTTCAATACGGGCCTGTGCAGTGGGCGACAAGTTTGCATTGGCCCAATCAAGCACTGCCTGCCCTTTCTCACGTCCCATACCCGCAGTTAAAGCAGCTTCTTCTGTAGGCACAGGGTCTTCTCTACTTTGCCGTACTTTATCTGCGTCAGTAGCCACATCATACGCAGCGAACGTAATACCTTTAGCGGGGTCGCCCGTTGCTTCACCTAGCTTCAAGTAGTCAGCTACAGCTTTAACTTCACCTTTTTTATCATCTCTGGGTAAGGCATCGTACTGCGTAAGGAACTGCTGTATGGCTTGTTGGTCTTGTTCAGGTAGTAGCGCAGCCTTTGTCTGGTTGCTTCTGCCTATGAACTCTCGCTTACTAACTTCTTCGGGGGTGCCGTAGACTTCTTCGTACGCACGGTTAAACCCTTCTACGGCTTCTGGCTCTACTTCCGTATCTCTAGCTTCTATAAGTCTAGTTTCTGCTTTCTGTATAGGAGAGTCGAACTCTGTAAGTACGTTTCTTCTCTCTTCTTGGAGCCTATCTACTTCCGCTTGTGCAGCAGTTACGTTAGCTTTGTATTGTGTATTCTGTGCCTTGAATTCTGCATCTGTTTCTACCTTTAACTCAGCGTTGCTGGCCCGTTCATTTTCAGGTCTTATATCGTTTGCGAACTTCAACGCATAACGTATGTTGGCCTTAGAAGGAGTCTGGTCTGTTGCCTTCTTTAGTCCTTCTTTTGCTTCCGTAAGTCGCGTGTCCAGTTCTTCTAATGCAACAAGCTGTCCTCTTTCTCCGACATCAGCTCTTCCAGTGTCTCTTCCAACATCGTCCACTGTTCTTCCGTCAGCGCCCGCAACTGCCACGGGATCTTCACCTCCTGTAGCGTCATCCACGCTTGATGTATCAACTGCATCGCCTGTTCCACTTCCTGTTGTGTCAGATTCTCCTTCGGCATCGGTATCTGTATCACTTTGTTCATCTACTCGCTCCTCGGGTGGCCCCAGCGCATCAAATTCTTTGTTCAGGTTTTCTTGTATCTGAGCTTTGTTTTTTCGTGGTTGCGCTGCTTCCCTACGTAGATCATCTCGTACATCAGAATCGGTTAGGTCAGCATCTTTATATCTTTTGTATATAGAAGTTCTTTTGTAGTTCTTCCCCAGCACCCGTTCAAGGAATGAATCATTGGCAGTCGTATCTGCACCGACCTGCCCTCTAAGTTGTTCTAGCGTCTGTACTTCTGTGGTTGTTTCACCATCTAAAGTAGTTCTAGTTACTGCGCCTTTTTCTTCGCCAGCTTCTATTGCAGCCGCTAGTCTTTCTTTTTCGGCTTCTTCTCTTTCTGCTTCTGCTTCGCCAGTGCCTTCTGTTACCGCCGTTGTCTCGTCACCTCGTATTACGGCAAGTTCTTCTGGGCTGAGTTCTCTAAGCCGTGCCAAGTACGTATCTATTTGTTCATCTGTGAAATTGCCGGCATCTAATACTCCGTCCGCGTCTACAGGTAGTCCTTCCCCTAATTCAGTGCGTATTTCAGCAAGGGTTCTTGGAGCGTCGTCTAAAGTTGCATCAGCGTCGAGCCTTGTAACTTCTTCAGCCGCAGCCTCTGCTTCTGCATCTACATCTGCTTTTGTTATC